TATCCAAAAAGAAAAAGTCATAGTTTTTTGATTGCCTGAACTACTAGGGGTAAATGTTAAATAAGGACTATCACCATCATCAAATCTTAGGGAATTATCAATGCTATAAGCATCTGCACTAACTGCAGTATTCCCACCTAGAATAGGAAATGTCATTTATATCTCCTCTGGGAAACTAGCTAAAGGTCTTGAGGTTGTATTTGTATCTTCGTCATACACCCAAGTGAATAAAGTTTTTAAAGCGTCAACATCAGAACAAGCGTTTATTTGTGTTTCCATTTCATTTGATTTTGCTCTTACATTTGTTCTGTAAGTTGCAACATCACTTGGTACAGAATAATCAGATACTTCAGTTGCTTTGACTACATGCCAATCAGTAGGGGATAGAAGTCCACTTGCTTGTTGTTTGATTTTGTTAATCTCTAATCCTTTTAATCCGTATTGTTTGATATCACCGACTTCTTTATCGCTAGGGATTTCATCACCATCTTCAAAAAGAATATCTGCTAAAGGTTTTGCAGTTGCAGTGCCATAGCTTCCTGTGACTACATTATCAGCATAGGAATAGCTGATATCAGTGTTGATATAGTAAGCTTCATCTTTTTGATTAGTTGCGTCCATGACGACTTCATATATGCCAATCGCTTCCCTCTCAGTGTTTGACCATAATGTAAAAATTGTTTTAGGATATTGATTATCACCAATGGTTATTCCTTTATTAGAATTAACTATCCTAACAAAAGCATTATCTTCTACTAGTGCAAACATTATGTAAGATTCAAACTCCTTCCAGTTTCATATAAATTTGTTCCGTTTGATTGAAAAACTATAATATCTCTAGCACTCGCAGTTGTAGTGAGTGTAGGTGCAGTTGCTGATGCAAACTTAAATACAGAGTTAAATGTAGCAGTTCTTGATCCTGTGCCATCTTGAATAATCACTAAGGCATAAAATGCACCATCAATTAAATTTGTCGGTGCTGAAAAAGTTCTATTACCACCCAAAGTCACTTGAGCCACTTGGATAGCTGATGTATCCCAAGCTATAGTTGCACCATCTGTTAGCGTTCCTGTAGGTGAGTAAGCTACATTATCAAATAATATTTTACCTGTTCCGTTAGGTGTAAACTGTATATTGCCATTTGAAGCAGATACAAACTGATTACCATTAACATCTAAATCGCCACCTAATTGTGGTGTTGTATCTTCTACAACATTTTGAATACCAGAGCCTGCAAGGGAACTTACTGATGTAAAACTAAGAACACCAGAGCCATCTGTTTTTATAACTTGGTCTGCATCACCATCATTATTAGGTAATGTTAATGTATAACTAGCAGACGCACTATGTGGTGGACCTTTAATTGTTATACCATGTGAGTTTTGCTCACAGTTTAATTTAAACTGTCCTGCTCCCTTAGTAGCATTACCTTTGAATACAACAACACCTGTTCCATTTGGATCTAAATCTACATCACCATTACTTGTTGATACAATGTCATTTCCATTGATATCTAGGTTTCCACCTAACTGAGGACTAGTATCTGTCACGATATTTACGCCTGTGACTACACTATCTAAAAAATTGATTGTATTTGCTGAAGTATCTACTGTGGCTACTGATATATCATCACTACCATCAAAAAATTTTATTTCTAAACTATTAGAGCCTGAGTTGGTCGTATCAAGCCACATAGTACCTGTGGTTGCTGATGTAGGTCTTGATGTTCCAGAGTGCATGGAGTTCAATGCACCTAAAATATTATTTAATTCAGTTCTAAAAGCTGAGAAACCTTGATTAGCTATAGAAACGTCTGATACTTGGCTCATACTTGTTTTTTTACCTCATTATGATGAACTTTTCAACCCATGCCCTATCGCTACAAAATCAAAAGTTCTGTTTATATTACTACCACCTGAATTTGAGAATACAATATCAAAAGATGAAATTGACTTATTACTTATAGAATAAAAATCACCTGTTGCCATATTTTGTGCGGCAATACCAATACTAGGTATTGCAAAGAATGGATTTGAAAATGTAATAGTTTTTGTAGTTGTTCCACTCGCTACATCTTCCCCTGTTTCAGTTCTTTTCTGCATCTTAACATCAATAGATATTCCAGAAACAAATGCTCTAGTTTTATTGTTCTTGTTAGCAAGTCTTAATTTAAATTTAAAATATCTTCCTTTAAAAGTAGTAGATGTGTTCATTGGTTGAAATTCAGTAGCATTATCTAGTGATGTGGTTGATGTAGCTATCTGTAATTGTGCAGTAGCATTTGTAGGATCATTACCATCAAAAGGTGCAGGTGCATCATCAAATAAAGCAACACCTCTACCACTATCAAATTGATCGTATGGATCTTCTATTTGGTCTATTGTAATGCTTTTGATAAAAGAAACATCATAAATAGCTGATAAGGATAAACTTTGATTAAGAGTATAAAATCCCTCATCATCAATATTACTATCTGCACCACCTAAATCAAAATTACCAGAGGCACTATCAAAGTTCCCTGTCACATCATCAAAATCATTTTTGGTATCTAAAACTATACATGTAGTACTACTGCTATCTGTCAAAGCTACATCAGCATCAAATGTACCTGCGGTAATATCTTCTGTAAGTGTTTGAATATTTTTAAAACCCTCTGTAATTTCTGCAATATTAGAGAATATTATGGTTTCATTATTACTTTCGTTTCCAAGTTTATCTACTGCTTTTATTAAAAATGCACCACTTCTTATATTAGTAGTAATTGATGTACCAGATGTTCTAGGAACTTGTAGCCAATTTACTGATTTATTCCATTGTGCATTTGAGGTGACATTCTGATATCTAATCTCATAGAAAGATATATCTAAATCAATATTAGCATCCCAATTTAATTGCATTTGAGAACTACCAAGCATATTTACAGAAAAGTTTTTAACATCTGTTGGAGGCTCTGTAGCACCTACAATTTTTCTATCAGCAGTAATAAAATCACTTGATACACCTAAACTGTTGATTGCTTTGACACGAACATTATAAGTTCGGTCATCAATAACATTCAGTAATTCATAATTCAAATCATCACCTTGACCAACAACTTTAAAATTTGTTTCTGTATCTAGTTTTGCTTCTACTAAGTATTGACGGACAAAACTATCAGTGCTTGATGTAATATCTATATTTAATCTGGTAATGGTAATACCTTCGGCATATTCTATCAGTTCATCTGATAAGGTAATTGAAGTAGGGGGTTGTACTGTGAAAGGGTTTGGTAGTGTACTGTCTGGAATTACAGGTTGTTCGGTATTTTCTTCCCAAGTATACCAACTGTCTTGATGCTCTATTAAAGATAATTGTACTGTGTAATTTAAGTTAATAGCCATAGATACAACTCTAAAAGGTTTGGCACTCATTCCTAAAATATCATCAGTGACAGATACAATATCACCTATGGCTAAATCCATAGCTGAATAATTGGCAGTTAATGTTAAACCTAATTGATTTCTGCTTCTATTTAAAACGACCTTACCAAACTCTAATGCCTGATAAGGATTAGTAATCATTTGTAAATCTAATTGAAATTCTTGTAAGAAACCTCCATCTTCAGTTTTTAATATTTGATGTGCTGCATCTGTTTCTGGATAAACTACTGTGTCTACTTCATAATTTTTTTCTGGATTGATATAGTTAATATTGATGCGGTTGTATTTCTCATTTTTCTTTTCACTAGATAACTTAATGCCACCTATGATATTATCTTTGTTTAAATTTAAACTAGCACTTCCTGTTGCTTCTAAGATTAATTTATATTTACCTTGTGTATAAGGTAAGAAACCCCTCATACCTCTTAATAAAAAACGAACATTATCTATAATCTTTTGGTTAGTATCTAAGACTGAATTACAATCAAATAAATTAATATCAGCACCGCCAGAATAAGGTGTCACTTGCGTGATAGCAGTTTGACTAGCATTATAGAAACTTTGTAAATCTATATCTGATACACTAATTCCTTTTCCATAAGTAGTATCTGTTAGATAATCTAATAAACACCATGCAGGATTTGTTGAATAAGATGCAGTTTGAGCAACTAAACTTGAATTATAACTTACAACCTTTTTACCTTGAACTTTTGCTTGGATTTTAGGAATACTTGTAAACTTGTCAGCATCCCAAGTTATACGAAACGCAATATAACATAATCCAGATAATTTATGATTACTTCCCCATGATGATAATGTCGTTAATAAACTAGAAGCTGATTGTCCTGTAGTACCATAGAAAGGTTGAATAGTTATTGTAGTTCCAAATCTATCTCCTGTTGATGTTATTTGAGTTCCATCAGCAAATGATCCACTAAATGTCACTACCTCATCATCAACTTTAATTTCAGTAATAGCATTAATCTCACCTTCACCTAATACGATTGCTCCATAAAGATATTGATTATCTGTTCCTGATGTCTCTAAAAATACTCTTGTACCACCTACTAATCGCTCACCATAGATAACAGGGATTTGTGCATTATTAGATTGCTTATTAACTAATGTGCCTTTTGCTTGTTCTTGTTGGGGTATATCTGGGATTTCTGGAATAGGAATAATCCAAGAGATAACATCTTGAACTAAATCACCTACAAAATCAAAAAAGTCATCAAAGAAACCCATTATTGTCTACCCCATTTTAAATCTTGTATTGTTAAGGCACTAAATTCAAAACCTTTATCAGTAGAATAAAATCTTTGTTGGCTACCTTCGTTTGTCTTTCTTCCTGCCGTTCTACTAAAGTCACCAAAGTGAGAAGTACAGTTTAAAGTTAGTACGCCTTGTTTTGTATCAATAGAATAATTGTTGATATATCCTTTATCATAATTGAATGTATCTATTAACGCTTCAGAACTATTTATAAAACCAATATCAATAGTGACTTCATCATTTGATACTACATTACCCAAGACAATAGAAACAAACGCACTATCTACTGCTGATAATTGAATACTAAAATTAGCAACATTGATTTGTGAATTTTCTGCCTTTGCTGAAATCTTTAATAAGTGACCACCTGCTGAATAGGTATTAGAATCATGAACTAAATCTTTATAATGATTGGTTAGTCTTTGAACTGTGGGGAAACCTATCTCTACTAATGCAACAGGTTTAATACTACCAGAATTTATTTCTGTTAGTAGGTCGCTAGATAATCCTCTAGCCATTACAATGCCTCTATAAAATCAACTTCAAATTTATATAAATCTATATCGTCAGTATTAAACTGTTGAATGTCATTAGTTAGTCTTACTGTAAAGGGAACATTATCATAAGTTATTGTGGCATCATCAGCTAAGTTCTCTCGTAATGGTGGCTCTATTGTTAGAGTAGATGCGTTCCCTGATGGAGTGACATCTTCAACAATCATATAGACTTTGCTATGGCTACCAAATTTAATTAAATCACCTGCCAAAAATGCACCTGCTGAATTATTATGATGTCCGTCTACTGCTATGGTTGTATCACCTGCGGTATGTGATCCATTAACTGCAACATTATTTACTTCATGTCCTCTAGCACTAGATATAACTGGGGGTACTATTTGGAATGTTTCTTTTTGACTTCTTTGTTTAATTATAAATGCATAAACAGGAGCAAATTTAGTTCTTCCCATAGGTGCATATGAAGCTGAGAACTTCCATCTTTGACCATCTACTTGAACACTAAACATTTTACCGCTATCAGTAGTAGATGTGATTGTTTTTTGCTCGGAACTAAATCCTAATGCCCTGAATGTTGGTGATGTTGGATATGTGCCACTCATTAAATCAATGCTTCCTTCCCTTGACTGTTAAGTGCATCATTTATCACATTAACAATCGTACTTCTACGTTTAACTAATAAATCATCAAATCCTTCTGTATCATTAGCATATACATTGACATTCACTGTTGTTTGTCTAGCTAATTGAGAATTAGGTATAATAGTTCCTGATTGATCAGGTACAAACATCTCAGGCTTACCACCTTCTCCTACCATATAACTTGATCCTGCTTGTACTCTACCACCCATAGCCCTACCTTGATATTGTTGTGATTGAATACTTGCAATTTGTACTGCACCCATAGCACCAATTAAAAATGCTTGAATGTAATTAGCAGTTGATAATGCTTTTGTGACACCTTGAGCGGTATTAACAATAGCTTCTGCGGTTGCTAAGGCTTTATTTAATTCAAATGCTTTTTTGTTGTTTCTTGCTAATGCTCCTAATACTTCTTTACCTGCTTTAATAGTAAAATCTTTTTTTGCTTCTTCTGATAGTTCATTAAACTTTAATTCTTGGAATTTACCAGATTTGAATATTCTTAATTGTTCATTAACTTCTTGATCTCTTAATGCTTTTCTGTCTTTTATACCTTTTGCTAGAGTTTCTGTTTTAAGTCTTTCCGCTTCTTCTGCCGTAGCAATACCTAGTTTTTGAGCATCCTCTATCATTTTTAAATTTTCTTGTTCTTCTCTTTGTAATGCTAAATATGGATCATAGACCTCTTGCAATCTTTCAATACCTATAGATGTAGCCTCATAAAGTTTTTTAATTTCTTCTTCTCTTTTAAGTCTTTCTTCAAGAACTTTGTTTTGAGATTTATCTAATGCTAAACGATCTCTTGCATCTGCAGTAGCTGATTTTAATGCACCCTTTTCTAATTCTTTATTAAGGTCTTTAGTGTTTTGCTCTTGTTCTTTAATTTGAATATTAATATTGCTATACAGATCTGAGGCTTCAAAATTAAGATTGTTTAAAATCCTAAGTAGTGCATTTCTTTTTTCTATTAATTTATTATATTCACTTTGAGCATCTACATCTAATACTTCTCCTAAATCAATTTCAACTCCACCAGTTAAAGTCATAGTCAAAGGAACTACTTTAGCTTGTTCTGCTTTTTTTAGTTCTTCATTTACTAATTTTAATTTATCTTGAATAACATCAACATTAGTCAAATCATTAGGATCAACTATAGATAAATCTTGAGCCACATCTGCTATATCGGTTATTTTATCTACTATTAATGAAAGTGCTGCGGCTACTGCAAAACCTTTTTTACCAAATAATAATGTTGCTATGATACCTGCAGTTTTAACTTCTGATGGTAAACTATTAAATCCGTCTATTAATTGTCCTGATGTAGTAGCGACTTGTTTAAATGCAGGTGCTACATCTTTTAATGCTTGTGATGTTTTTGTAATTGCAGACGCAAAATTTTCACCAATAGCTTCAGCTATATCTTCAATTTGTTTCTCATTATCTGCTAAAAATGTATTAAGATCACCAAACTCTTTTTTAAGTTCATTGAAAAATCCCTCTGCTACATCTTTTTGAAAATTAAAATACTTATCTCCAATCATTGAGATAGTACCTTCTAATGTCTGTGCTAAATCATCAGTTGCTTTTGCAAATCTACCATTACCACTAAACGCTCTTTCAAATGCCTCTACTGTTTCTTCTGCAGTGACTTTTGCACCTTCTTTAAAACCTAATAATGATCTAATACCTTTTTCCCTAAAGATATCAGCAGCAGCTATACCGCCTGAAAATGCTCTTTGGATCTGTGAAGCAGTAGTTTCAAAATCTAATCCTGTGACTGCTGCTACATTACCAGTAATCTCTAATATTCTGTTAAGATCATTAGCATCTTCAGCTACAACCGCTAAATTACCTGATGCTCTTGTAATAGCTTCTAATGAGAATGGTACTTTACCTGCAAATTTTGTCAGATTATCAAAGGCTAACGCACCTTCATCTACCGATCCGAATAAGAACTTAAATCTAACTTGTAGGGTTTCAATCTCTCTACCTACATCAACAAATGATTTAATGACTGCACCTGCACCAATACCTACCAATGCACCTTTTAAACTAAATACTGATGATTTTACTGAGTTGAGCCTATTTTGTACTCCTGTTAAGGCTCTTTTCGTTTTGTCTTTTGCGATAATGTCAATATTGAGTTTTTTAGTCATTATCTTCTTTTACCTTGCATCTTTTGTTTATTCAATGCTTTTTGTTCTTCTTCGTGTTTGAGATTATAATATGCAGCCCACATATCAAATTCTTCTACTGGCATCTGCATGAGTTCGCCAATAGTTTTATGTAGTTTTTCTGCTAAAAAGAAATGGAATCTAAGTTCTGTGTCAGTTTCTATTTTTTTTTTAAACTGTCACCAGATGGTAATGTACCCATGATTTGACTTGCTACCCTGCCTAGAATATCAGGATCAACAAACTTCTTCATTTTAATTTTACTCTCTAGATCAAACATTCTCTCACCATCTTTTGTTTCTGCCTTCTTGACAATAACATCTATTAATACTGTGAGATCATTATCGTTTGATCCTTTGAATATTTCAGATTTTTCAAGCAGCGTGAATGGTTTAACATAAATGGCATCTTCGCCAGTTAAGTTCCATTCTTCAACTTCTATAATTTTTATCTCTTGGTGTTTAAAGTGTGAGATAGCACCTTCAAGGTAATCCTTTTTTGGCATTTATAAATTATACAGTTGTTGTGCTTACGCCGCCTGAGAATTGCACTGTTATTGTTCTAGCAATAACTCCGTCTAAAGATACGTTCTGAGATACGCCAGTCACTAAAGCAGTTCCAGTGTAATATGTATCTGCTGAATCTGCACCTTCAGGGTATAAGTTTAAAGTCACTGATGCACCTACTGTTAATGCACCTTGACCTGAACTATCTGTTTCATCCCAGTGACATTCAATAGTACCTGTGGCATCACTTCTCAATGTTTTATACGTCTTAGATGTATCTGTAAGGCTTGTATCTTCAACTGTATCGCTAGTTTCATCAATAGTAAAACCAGTCACTTCCGCAACTGTATCTGTTCCTACTTTGACTACTCCGCTTGTTCCGACATGGGTTGCCATTCGCTTACTCCTTCATTTGTTTGTTGTTGTTCATCTACTTCTACATCTTTTTTCTTAGATGATCTAGTAGATTTTTTTTCTTGCTCAAGTTTATATCCTTTAGCTAGAAACTTGTCTATATCCTTATCCCAAATCTCAATGGTGTCATTTCCATTTGGCATAAATATTTTAATTCGTTTAGCCATTATGATGTACCTCTAACAAATTCATAGAATACCCTTACCACAATTCTTATTCCACCCAAAGGATATAATGTGCCTTCATCAGATGATACCTCTACTATTTTTGTTTCTTTGGCATTACCGCCTCTAGTTCTGTCTGTGTCAAGAGTTTCTTCAATAACTTCTATAAGTTGATTGCGTTTTGTATCTAGGTTTGTATCTGTGCCTTTGACATAACCTACAAGAACATAATCAATAGTTCCTGATCTTTTACCTGCTGCGTAATCTCCTAATGCAAAATCTTCTCTTGTTTCATCTCCAGTAGTGACATAAATGGCAGGGAATTGAGGATCAGCTAAATCTTCCTGCGGATTAATTGGCTCTCTGGTAATCTTCTTTAATTCAATAGGGGATGTGACCGCATCTAGGGTAGTAATAATATTAGCTGCTATATCTTCTCGTAAACTCATAATTTCAACTCCTTTTCTAACACAGAAAAGAATATCTTTTCAATCTTTACTTCTTCATCTTTAGAAATACTAAAGAACTCTCTTTTAACTTTCTTTCTCCCTGCTCCTGCTTCATCATGGAAAAATGCTTTTCTATTAGCAAATCCTTGCCTAAAGAATAATTCACCTTTACTAGCTGATATTTTGCTAGTTAAAGAACTAAACATTTGCCCAGTATCAGTAAGATCAACTACCCCTGATTGTTTAACTGCGGCTCTTTTATATTTAGGTGAATAGGGAGCAAATGCTTTACCTCTGTAATCTATACCTTTGGATTGAGTTCTTTTCTTGATAGCACCAATCTCAAATGCTGCTGTATTAGCTAAGGCTTTCTTAATAGCCTTCGGTACTCTTTGGGAAACTTTGAGCAGTTCTTTTTTAACTGCAATAGAATTGTCCTTAGCAGTAATGGATGCGACCATTATCTAACTAGTCTTAAATGATGAATAGGCTCTTTTTCACTTGCTGATACAGAAGCATCTCCATCTTCATCATATTCTACGCCATCACGCAATACGGCTTGGAACTCCTCTGAATATTTTGTTCTGTAATGTGCCATTTGTACTTGAAAAGCATCTTGCCCATCTCCACCCTGCGGATCTTTCCATTTAGTCAAGATAGGATAAATA